GCAGTCTCGTTGGCTCGTTGTTGGTAGTCATTAAAGTCCATGCTCATTCCTCACCCACCTCAGAGCCATCACTCTTAATAGCGTACACGTTTGTTACATAGTTAAACCCTGCCCCTTGTAGAAAGGATTTAAAATTATAGAGATGATCTTGTAGACTACCATCAGTAGTAAACATTACTGTTGAGGAACTTGTTGTGTTCCCTTCCTCATCAAATGTTTCAGATGAGTATCGTACAATGTCAGGATGAATCTCATTACTCATTACCAGTTTACTCCTTTAGTTTTTTCCATAAGCTCTACCATCTTCTTGAGATACCAGATAGCTTTCTCTGCATCCTGAATAGGGTTGCCCTTCTTGAACAAGCGTGAGCCTGTATACTTAATGACGTTACCATGACAGTAGCTGATGGCTTCCCAATCACCTAGTACGTCAACGATGTAGTCAATAGTTTCAATGCCACTATCTGCGTAGTGGGCAGGGCTGTTCACCATGTCCTGTTGCTTCATGTATTCCTCATGCCTTAGGGTGTCCATAGCTTTACCTCACCAGTCTCTGTGTTGTACTCACCATCACGTAGGATACGTGCTAGCCTTGCGTTCTCTAGTGCTACTTCTTCAGATAAACCTTTACTCTTAAACGCAGCAACCACTGTGTCCCACGTACAACCAGATGATAGCAGCTTGTTAGCTGTGACGCCACCCACTGAGGGACAGCCTTTATAGTTGTCAGTGTTGTCACCCACCAATGTTTGATAGAAGAACTGGTAGTCAGCTTCTGCTTCACTGATTGTAACCACCTCGCCATTGATCCAGTGCTTCGCTGGTATAGTAAGCAGGTCTTTATCTTCAGACCATATAATAGTATCTGGATTCTTATTACCCAATATCCCCAAGACATCATCAGCCTCCAAGTTTCTGTACATAATTGTGTTGTATTGTTTAGACATATATTCTTTAGCATACCCAAGCAGCATAGGCTTACGTGTCTCTTTACGATTAGCCTTGTAGTATGATGCTACATCCTTACGGAAGTTATGCTTGTCAGTGAAAGCAATCACGCAGTCCTGCACTGGTGCTTCCATAAGTTTAGTTATCTGATCCTCAATGCGTACTTCTACATCTGGTTCAAAGGAGTGTAGTGTCCACTGTCCATCACCCCAATTGGTAGCTACCTCAGCAGATGCTGCTGCCTTGTAAGCAATGATGTCACCATCAATAAGCAGTAGGGTCATCATCTATCTCCTCTTGTTTCTCATGTTTCCTTAGGATACGTAGTCCTGTGTGTACCTGAATGTAGTCTAGGTATGACTCAACGATCCACTTAACACTAAGACAAATACTAACACTCAAGAAGGAGCAGGTTAGTATTAGCTTCCATATAAAATCAAAGTCCATTTTTATTATCATGCTCCTGTAAATAAGTATAAGCTTTATTGACTAGTTCTTTTGAATCTTTGAACCTGCCTAGTCCATCATTACATAGTCTGCATAGCCAACCTCTAAAAGTCTTAGTAGTATGACAGTGATCTAACACCCATGTCTTCATCATTGGTTGGTCATACTTACCTAGTTCCTCTATGTCTTTGGCACAGATGGGGCAAGTGTAGTCATCATCAGGGTAGTCATTCTCTGCACGTAGCTGAGCTATGTCTTTCCTGTGTCCATTAGTACACGACTTGCACATACTCTTCCTGTCTGCATGATGAGTAGGGAAGTTCCAGATAGGCTGAACAATACCACAAGTGCGACACTCATAAGCATCAGTGTGTGTCTGCCCAGTTGCGTCCGTACTTGTACTCACTATCAAGTCTGCATCGGAAGTTGAAGTGTCTTTCAACGTCCCGCATACACTGAAGAATAAGTCTCCCTGCTGCATCTTCTTGTCCTTCCTTTACTACTACTTGAACTTCATCATGTACAAACGCTACGATCTTAGCGTCTAGTTCTGCCTTCTTTAATGCGTCAGCTACAAAGACATACCACATCTTACAGACTAATGCGCCTGAACTTTGTAGTAGTGTGTTGAGTGAGGCATGGCTATGTCGTACTGGAATGATACGTCCATCCAATCCCTTAACAAACCCACGCTCATCTGCTGCCTTGGATACTGCATCCTTCAGTAGCTTGAGTGCTGGTAGTTTCTTCAAGAACTTCTTCTTGATTGCCTTACCTTCTTTAGCACCCTTGCCTATGATCTTGCCTGTCTTCTCATCACCTGAACCATACAAGAATCCATAGATAAATGTCTTGGCTTGGTTACGTGACTCAAGACCAGCAGCCTGTTGGTTAGCAGTATGAATGTCACCATTCAATACCACATCAGCGTAGGCTCCGTCATCATAAGCAGCCATATAATGAGCAAGACAACGTAGCTCAAGACCACTAGCATCAGCACCAAGTAGACTATACCCGCGAGGAGAGATGAATAATTCTCTACACTCCTTGCCATACGGCGCACCCACGCTTGGTATCTGTGCTGTGTTAGGATTGGAATGAGTACAACGAGAGGTAACAGCACCCATGTGATTGACTCTACCATGTATCTTACCCTTCTTCTCTAGCTTGAGCCATGCTTGCTTACCTGTAGCTAGCTGGCCTATGCGCTTATTAAGCATCAGGTATTCACTGAGCAGCTTGGCTTCTGGTATATCAATACCAGACAAGACAGTCTCATCTACCTTAGGCTCACCTGTTTCAGTAAAGGCTTCTGGTTTCCATCCACGCTTCATCAGTCGGTCAGCAATCTGCTGTCGTGATGCAGGGTTGAAGGGGATAGTCTTTGTCTTAGTCTTTAGCTCCACGATAGTAGGCTCAAAGGTATCCACTAGCTGTTGCTCAATGGTAGCCTTACGTCCTGCTATCTCAGCGTAAAGGGACTGTGCTTTCTTCAGGTCAAAGTCAAAGCCTGTTTGTTCCTGCTTTAGCAGCAGTGTGTGTACCCTAGTCTCTAAGTCCAAAGCTTCTTTGCTAAAATTTTTTGCAAGGATTTTGGCGTACAACTTAGCAGTGACTTGGGTATCTTGGATGCAATAGTCCAGCATCTCAGGGGTGTATGTTGCAAAGCTCTCGCTGCCACTATTGAAATCACCTTTTAATTCTCCTAGTCTAATGCCCCATGCCTTGAGTGAGTGACTGCCTATCATCTTAGAAGGAAAGTTATTCTTCTTGTATGATGTGAAGTCTAACTCCTTGAGGTGAGGCCAGATTGTTCTAGAGTATACCAACGTGTCAATGACCTCACCCTTGTAGGTGTAATCATATAACTTATTCATCACACGCAGGTCATAGTCAAAAACATTATGACCAATAAGTGTCTCTGCTTTATCCATAAAGGCTAAGGCTTCCTGCGTCTGTGTTGGGTCAAAGGTGTGTACCTCATCAGTGTCAACATCTCTGAAGACATGGCACCATACCTGAGTTACTTCATCAAGTAAGTTGTCTGCTTCTAAGTCCCATATGTATTTCATTTGTGTCTCCGCACTATTAAAATTCTATTTCTATTTCTTCTTCTTGCCATGCTATCTCATTCATACGTCCAGTATCTGAAATGTATTCAAGACTACACGCTATGCCTGTATCGCCTGACCATCTGTTCTTCAAGACCCTGATGTTACTGACGTTAGGTCTGTCAGTATCCTGTTGGTTCCTTTCCATGCCTATCACCATGTCACTTAGCTGACCGATAGCAGCACTGCCACGTAGTTGTGACATGCTAGTCTGTGCGCCATCCTCATGTCCCCTGTCACCAGACGGACGCTTGAGGTGAGACACTAGTACCATACCACAGTTGAGTTCCTCTACCAGTGAGCGTAAGGCTGTCATGGTATTGTCAATGATACGGCGTTCATCTCCACCCTCTAGACCTGAGACAATAATACTCAGGTGGTCAAGGATGATGTAGTCACACTCACAACTGCGAACCAAGTATCTAATCTTAGACAGTAGGTTCTCACTGTCAGTGCTACCCCAATGGTCATACAAGTATACTCTACCTGATCCCACTGTTGCATCAAAGGCACGGCGTAGTTCTTCTTCTGGTACGTCATGGTTGCGTAGGTGTAGTGGCTTGTTAAGTTCAATGGACATCAGACCTAGTGAGGTACGCTTGACGTTCTCTTCTAGTGCTATGTATCCAATGGTGTGACCATGACTGAGGAAGCTATGTGCAAACTCTCTAGCCAACTGGCTCTTACCGATACCACTACCTGCTGTCACCGTAACGATCTCGCCCTTACGACAACCACCTGTCTTCTCTTGTAGTCCTGCGTATGGGTAGGCTACCGAATCCTTATCATCGTTAGCAATAATTATATCCCACACATCAGTACCAGCTAGGATACCATCAGGTCTGTATGTCTTAGCAGACCACACTGCATCAATCAGTTCAGCAGTCCTACCATCCTGTAACATCTCGCTAGCATCCTTGAGGGGTAGCTTGGCGATCTTACATTTGTCAGGTGGTAGTATCTTAGCACACTCTAGTGCAGCAGCCTGACCCACTGCATCATTGTCAAACATTAGGACAATGCTGTCGTATCCACATAGCCATTCAATCTGTTTGGCTATTGCTTTCTTTGCTCCGGCTGCACCTGAGGGTAGGGATACCACACTATACTTGTTGTCAAAAACTTGACTAACACTTAGCGCATCAAGCTCACCCTCTACAATAGTAATCATCTTACCACTGTCACGGCATAGGTGTTGACCATACAGGCCAGCATCCTTTAGGCTACCTATAACACTGAAGTCTTTGTTAGCAAAGCGTAGCTTCTGTGCTACCACCTCGCCCTCCTTGTTGTAGTAGCTGGCTACCTGTACCTTCTTACCATGGTACTCAGCCACTCCATAACCCCAATGCCTAGCAGTCTTCTCGTTGATCCTACGCTTGGGTAGGTCAGTAACTTCTGGTGTTAAGAAGTCATTGCCATAGTCAAACATCTTAACGACTGTCTGCATCTCTTCTCCTTCTGGTGGGGTGTAAGTGTTGCAAGAGAAACAGTAGTGATGACCGTCAGTATAGAAAGCATTGGCATCACTACTGCCACATTTCAAACAGGCTTCATGCCCAATGAGTTCGCTACTCTCTTCCACCTAGCCCATTCCT